TTTACAAAAGATAATAATAAATTAGGAGAATTTACTCTTCAAGGTATTCCTCCAATGCCTCGGGGAGTTCCTCAAATTGAAATTTCATATGATTTGGATGCTAATGGTATTCTCACTGTTTCGGCATCAGAAAAATCTACAGGAAAATCAGATGAAATTAAAGTAACAAATGATAAAGGAAGATTAAGTAAAGAAGATATTGATAAGATGTTAGCAGATGCTGAAAAATTCAAAGAAGAAGATGAAAGAGAAAAAGAAAAAATAGAATCAAGAAATAATTTTGAAAATTCAGTTTTTCAAATGAAATCGACATTAAATGATGAAAAAATGTCATCATTATTAGATGATGAATTAAAAACTAAATTAAACAAAATTGCTGATGATGCTACAACTTGGTTAGATAATAATCAAAGTGTATCAAAAGAAGAATATGATTCTAGATTAAAAGAATTTCAAGAAGAAATGAAACCATTACAGGAAAAAATGATGGCTAATATGCAACAAGGAGGAATGCCTTCTGGAATGCCTAGCTCAGGGCAACAACCAGAATCAAGTATAAATATAGAAGATGTTGATTAAAAAATTTAATAATTATAAAAATTGATTTAAAATATTATGAACCAATTTTTATAATATAATATAGTAAAATATAATGAGCAAGTGTAACGATTGCGATTGTAATTTAAAAACTGTTAATAATGCTAATATCAATATGCGTAATGTAGAAATATTTTGCAATGTAAACAAATATTCATCGTTTATTAAATCAAATAAAGCTAATATTTATTTTGAATTGTTTTTAACAGTAACATCATTATCTATTTTAACATATATTAACTACAAAAATAATCATTTAAAAATTAATAGATTTAATTATTAATCGGTTAACGTTTTATTTGAATTAATAAAAAATGAACCAAAATTTTGTAATTGATATAATGATGTTAAATATAAATTATTGTTAAAATTATTGTTTTGAGAAAATAATAATATACTTAAAAAAATAGCAATATGACTAATAGAAATGCTTATATATTCTCCATATAAAACTGGTAATGTATAAATATTATCTTCTTTATCTTTTTTTATATCTTTTATGTCTAATAAATTGCTTGAACCAAATAATGATAAAATATTTGGTAAATAAATTAATGGATAATTAATTATATCATAATTTTGATCATGATATACAATTGGTAATATTATTGTACCAATTGTCCAGAAAATACCTATATATATTGCTTTAAATTGTCCAAATTCTTTTTTTAAATTTCGATAAAAAATTGTAGATGACAATAATAAAATAAATATATATGTTTCTGATTCTTGTGATAATAAATATAATATATATAAATAACTTGATAATATAGTAATTATATTATAATTTATATTTTTTAGTAAATAATTATAATAATCTCTCGTTTCTATTGAAATTATTTCATCATTATTATTATTATTATTATTATTATTATTATTATTATTATTATTATTATTATTATTATTATTATTATTATTATTATTATTATTATTATTATTATTATTATTATTATTTAAAACTATTGTATTATTATAATCAATCGCATCTAATAATCTATCAGTACCATATGTAGTAATACCAATAGCAAATTGTAATAATATTAATTCAATATTAATTATATTATAATGATAATATATATTTGTAAATATATATTGAATTATATTTAAAGGAATTCCAATACTACTTCCTATAATTGGATTATAAATTGTATTTAATTCATCATCATTATTAAAATTTGTATTTAATATAATATTTTTATTATAAATATTATTATTAAATTTTAATAGTGGTTTATAGTAATTTATAATAAAAGTCATATTATATTAAACTATTTTATATTTTTTATAATATATTAACACAAAATATTAATATTATATAAAATGGATTATAATTTAGAAGATACTAAAAAAGAAAAAAATAATCAAAATGAAAATTCTAACTTAAAATTAGAAACATTTAAAGATTTAATTATGTATTATCAAACATCAATAAGAAATGTAGCATTAACAACCGCTGTTTCATTTGCTGCTTTAGGATATTCTAGATTTTACCGAGGAAAAAATAAAATGTATACTGTTGGATTAGCATTCATTTCTGTTTTATTATTAACATGTTCTACTCTTCTTAATTTATTATTATATAATAGTTTACAACCATATTTAAAAAATCCCAAATATAAAGATATTGAACAATGGATTGTTATTAATAAAATATTTTTTGTAATACATTTATCATTATTATTCTTTGGTTTTTTTACTGTATATCGTTTATTTACAGATAAAACATTTTAAAATTAAAAATTAAAATATATTATTTATAAAAAATATTCTAATTTTTATAAATAATATTTAATCTGTATCATATAAATTATACCATAATCCACCTACAAAATTTATTTGATTTTCAAAATAAAATAATGAATCTACATTTAAAAAATCAATATTCAAAAATTTAAATTCAACATTATAATCAAGACATTCAATAATATTATTATTGATTAAAGATGAATCATAATATAATTTATCATAAATTCCATTATTATAAAATATTTTATCTGTATATTTTACTAAATTAGAACTAATTTTATTATATATATTTGTATTTAAATATTGATTATAGTCAAAACTTAATGCAAAATTTTCACAATTAGCATATCCTTTTATAAATTCATTATCGTTAACAAAATTTATGTTTCCCGCCGATTTAAATAAATTATCTGGATCAAGTGATAATATACTTGAAACATAATCTGTTATTAATGTTCCTTTATTATCTTTTTTATCTTTTACATATACATTAATTTCACATCTTGTAGATGGTTCATTTGATATAAATTCAAAAATAGGTGATGTGCAATTATAAATATTAATACTTAAAAAATAATCTTTATCGCTATCAGAAATAATACTTGATGGTTCTAATACTAAATTATTATTATTATTTTTTAAATAATCATTTATTACATCAAATTGTTCATTATTTAAACGATAATTTATATATGTTGATTTTTCATTTACAGTAAATGGTGCATGTAATATATTTTTATTTATTGGATTATATGTTAAACTAGGCATACCTGTTAAAAGTGCATTGTAAAAAACTTTTAAAAATTTTTGATTATTTAAACCAAAAAACATATTTTATAGTTCATAATATAAATAAAATATATTTAACTAATTTTAATTTAACATATTTTAAATGTTTTAAATGTTTTAAATGTTTTAAATATTAAAAAATATTACAATAATTTATTTATTTCTTCTTCCAAATCACTTAATTCTGGTTTACATAATGATTCATAATCTATATATATTTCATTATTTGGATTATAATAATTATATGTATTTGGCTGACAAGGAACAACATTCATAGGATATGGCCAATGACTTGTTGTTCTCAATTTATTATAAAAATTTTTTCTTTGTTTTCTCTCTTTTTCATTATTTTTTTCATTATATTTTGGTAAATAACATAAATATTGAACTAATCTCTCTTCCACACAATTTTCATCTCCACAGGTATTTTGATGAAATGTTCGTGAATCCCATATAACTAAATCACCTGCCTTTACTGTTAAAATCTCTTTTACGTCTGATATTTTATCAACAAATTCTTTACTTAAAATATTCCAATCTCTTGGTTCATCTATATTCATTATATCAAAATAATTTTGATGCATTAAATGTGAATATTTATATACTACAAATGTTCTTTCACTATTATTTGTTAAACTCAAAAATGATTGATAACAGCATAAATCTTTCTTTCTAGATGATTGATCTGTATGTATCCAAAATTGGTCTTCCCCTTTGTATTCATACGGATAATAACAACAACCATCAAAAGATGTAACTAATTCATCAGTATTCCAAAGTTGTTTAAAAATATTTAATATCTTTGGATTACTTCTAGCTAACCAAGCAAAACGTTGATGACCTACTTGATGATGTTTAAATATACCATTATAATCTATTTTTGAATGTAATTCATCTAATTCTGGAACATTTGTTCTCCATTTATTAAATTCATTCCAATATTCATCTATTTCTTCTTTACTATATACATTAGGTATAATAGTATATCCATATAATTTTAAATTTAATTTATGTTCTATAATTGTAGTATTTAAATTAGACATAATAATAGTAATACTATTACTATTTAATACTTATTTAAATTATAATAAAATAATTAATATAATTTATTTTATATAATTTTTTTTATATAAAATATTTCAAAATTAATATAAAAATATATAGATATAATTTTATATTAAAATGTTTAAGAAATTACTAATAATTACCTTATTATCTATGGTTCAATCATATAATATTTTATCTGTTAATTCTTATAAAAAAGTATATAATAATAATATTGTAAAAGTTTTTGAACCTAAAAATATTATTAAAAAAGATACAAACTCTCTTGTATTTTTTACTGGTGCTAATTCAGTAATACCCGCTGATATTTATAGTAATTTTATTAATACTTTAAATCAATATAATTTTTCTGTTAGTGTTGTTCCAAATGATATTATATGTTGTCAAGAATTTTTAAATTCAATTGAAAATGATTATAAAGAAATTATTCCTATTTCTCATTCAAGTGGATATACTAATCTAATTAAAACTATTTACAATATCTCTAATATTGATAAATCTGTTTTATTAGATCCAGTTGATAATAGTAAATTAGTTGATAAACAAATTTTTAATATATTCAATGATTTAACTCCTAATTTAAATTATTTAAATAATTTATTGATTTTAAATGCTGAAAAATCATATAAAGGTTCTATATTTCCAAAATTCGAATTACCTTTTATACCACTATTAGCATTAAATACAAAAAAATTAAAAAAAAACAATCCAAATTTAAATATTGAAACATTTATTGCTAGTGATTATGGACATAGTGATGTTTTAGATACATTATGGAGTGATTTAATGCATTCAACAATTAGTAAAGGAACAGAAATTAGAGAACAAGAAAATTTGGATATTTATTTAAAATGGTTAGCAACAAAAATATATAAATTTATAAATGAAGATATAAATTATGACGAACCAAATAGTAATATAGAATTTGTAGAATTAAATTCTGTAAAAAATAATAATGATAATGATAATGATAATGATAATGATAATGAAGTAACAATAGAAATTATTAATAATAAAGAACTTATTGAATACAATAATAATAAAGATACAATTAATTATGATAATATTGAATATTTAAATTAATTGATTTTATAAATTAATTATTATTAACAACTATTGCTATTCCAAGTAATGTTATTATTATTCCAATAAATGATTTTAAATTTATTTTTTGTTTAAATAAAAAATAACTCGCGAATAATGTAATTATTACATTTAAATTTATTATCAAATGAGAATATCCTATATTTGGACTAATTTCCATAGCATATTGCATACAGAAAGTATTAATAATTAATAATAATCCAAATAATATAACAAAAAATATTAATTGTTTGTCACAAGATTTAATTATTTTATTTTTATCATTTTTGAATAAAAATAAATATATAATAGAAAAAAAACCCATTATTATAAATGTTAATATAATAAAGATATTATTATCATATTTACTTTTATCAATCATTTTTAAAGATATTGTACTTAATGCAGAAACAATCATAGATAAAAGTGCGAAAATAATCCATAATTTTATCATAATAATATATATTAAGATAAATATATATTATTATTAAAATTTATATATCATGATAATTAACTATTAATAATATACCTACAAAAGACATAAATATACCTGAAAATGTATATATATTTATTTTTTCTTTAAAATACAATATACTTATTATTGTTGTTAATACTATATTGAAATTTATTATACTTACAATTGATGATGTATTATTTGTTAAACTTAGTGTATACATGGTTAATATAGAAGAAAATAATGTAAAAAAAGATATAACTATAAAATTAAATATATGAGTATTATTAATCTTTTTTACTTTTATTCTCTTATAGTTTAATAATAAATATATAAAGGCAAAAAAACCTATACAACATTCCAATATTGCTGCTATAATATCTTTATCCAAATCTATATATGATAGTATTTTTCTTAAAGATATTCTTACAGATGCTAATATACAAACTATTATAGATAAATATATCCATAAATTTTTACTTTGCATTATATTTATTATTATAAATATAATTATAAAATATTATCAAAAACTATTTTTTAATCATCTTTTATATCTACATAATCAGGAGTACTGATAAACCATGTTAATCTTATATTAAAAAATTTTAAAATATTAAATACTAACATCCAAATTATAGTATATATCGCTTTTGCATGTTCTGTTATTTCATTATCAAATATATCTTTATTAATATTTCCTTGACTCCCTACTTTTTCTTCTTTTTGAAATAAAGCATATATTAACCACCAAATTCCTTCAAATAAATATTTAAATAAAGATATAATTAACATATATATCGACCAAATAAATAAATAAAACATTTCTATATTTGTTTCTATATTTTTTACACCGTCTGATGTATAAGTTCCTGGTTTATTAAAAAATAATCCATAAATACTTAATCCAAAAATTGCTATTAAAATAACATAATAGGGTAATTCTTCAAAAAATTGTAAATATGCATCTTCAGCCATAGATAAATTAATATATAAATATATATTAATTTTTATATATAAGATAATATATATTCTATTATATCATTTGGTAATTTATTAAAATATATATCATTTTTATTAAATAAATAAGTATAAATATTTTCTAATTTTCTATATTCACTTAAATCCGAATTAATTAAAATAAATTTTAATTCTACATATTCATTTATATAATTTTTAACTGTAAATGCTGGACTCCATAAATTATGACATGTTAAACTTGTACAACAAAAACATCTATTATTTGTTTCATTTAAAAATTTACTTTTTATACCATATTTACATAAAAGAAAAAAATATAATATATTATAATTTATATTATTATTTTTCAAAATTTTTAAAATATTATTTAAATATTGAGAATAATTTAAATTTGATAATTCATCTTTAAAAAAATAATTTCTTATTGAATATGGTTTAAATGGATATTCTTTTGGAACATTTAATTCATAAATAATTTTATTTTTATAAGCAACTTCTAATAAAATAGATTCATTATTATTATTATTATTATTATTATTATTATTATTATTATTATTATCATCAATTATATAAACATCAAGTTCAACATCATTATAAAAATTTAATAAATTTTTATTAAA